TGTAAAGAATATAGTATCATGTGCCGGTGAAGTGGTTACTTTTTCCACATTATTAGGTAGATAACCTGGAACATGATTTGATACAGGCACAGCTTGATTGATATTAGCTGCTTCGGAATTAAAATAGATATAAAGCCTACTATCTCCAAAGAAATAAATTTGGCTAGACATTAACTGAGGTTCTATACTCGGTAATGTAGAGTAGAATGTTGTTGGAGCTATCTCTGCAGTGAAAGGAGTGATCTGGTTTTCTGATCCAATCAGTTCAAACTGTGTATCACCCTTAGTATTAATAAACAAGAAGTCATTAAAGGGAATTGTATGCGTAATAGGGGAGTATTTATTTGAACTAACGCTTAAATCGATAGGATCTGTAGCAACTATAGTTCCAGGATCATCAATCCATAAATTATCCCAGTTACTCATACGACTAGAGAATAGTTTATCTCCTGAAGACAAGAACAATCTATCTCTATAGAAAGATATAGATTCTATTCTAGCTTGTATTGCCTTACCTTTTTCACTGAATGGGCTAGGACCAGGATTTGTCTCGATTGTACCTGATTCTCTAGGATCCCAGTCAACTTTACGAAGATGCCATTCATCTGCCTTAGCGTCATAAGCTAGTTGCATAGGCATTCGCTTATTATCTAATAGTGACATCTTGTCTGGAGTTCTTATCTTGTGAAGATAGGGTGCTTTCTCAAAGGCACGTACCCTATAGTATCCAGGTGTAGTTGTAGCATATTTTTCTGCAAAGTAATAGACCTTACCAGTACCATCTGATGATCCAATGTCTGGGTATAGCTTACTAATTACCGCTTCAGCACCATTATTATCATCTAGATCACCTTCTGGTGGTGGTAATTTTAATTTAGATAAATTCAGAACTGATTGACCTAAGTGTGGTTTGGTAGGATCTGGATAAATATACTCCTTAACGGGTATAAACTTTGTTGTTCTTTTAGAACCATCTTCATTTGTTAATTGTTCCCAGTCATCTGTGTCCTCAGCAGGAGGTGTATTTAGTGGACCGTGAGTTCCTGATTGTTCTTTAAGTTTCCATAAATAATAAGTACCGTCAGGCATTCCAGGAACTTGAACAGACGGATCTATTACAATATCTCCTGAAATATAGGTACCCCACCTGTTCCATATAACACCCTCATTCTCAGGATCTACTGTTGCTGCTGTGTGGTAGGGTGCTTCCTTACCAACAACGTCTAATACATCCTCACTCTTAGAACCATCTAGATTATAAATAAAATCATCTTCATGATCTGATGTAAATCCAGCATATACTTCAGTATTAAGCAGTAATAAACTAGTTCCTATTGCTACCCTCTTTAAGTCTTCAGTACCAAATGTTAAATATGCATGAGCATCTGCATCTATGTTATCTGTATTAAGTTCAACAGGCTCTAATGAACCAGTTTCATCTAAAAGAAATATTTTAAGTAGCTCTGATCTGTTTGCTGCATCTCGATTTACACAGATTAGGAATTTTTTATTCTCACTAACAGCAAACCAATCATACCATACATTACTTGTAGCATCTCCTATCCTTGTAGGTAGTCCTGCCTTATCTAAAACCATCTCAGTACCGAGTCTTCTCTCTATAGATTTTTCTAATGAGCAGTAAACATTATCTAATGATGTAGCTTCATTAGGCATCCTTTTAGAGGGGGCTTGTCTGCCTACGCCTCCGCTGAGAGAATTAATTGGTATAAGAGCTGGGATGTATTTAGCCACGGAACCTCCAGTATCTAAATCGTTGTGGATCTCCGAAGTGAGCATGGCTACGAGCTAAGGCTGATCTCATAACAGGACTAGAACTACCAAAGATAGTATTCCTACTGTTATTAATGTTATCCGCCTTACTCATAGCACGGAATAATCCCTCGTTTTCTTGGAGGAATGCGTCGGTTACATCATCACCCTGTACAACTAGTTGGTAATGACGCATAGCAGAGGATAGAATAGCCCTCTGCATAGGAGTTGATATATCATCCCACTCTAATTCGTGGATGATCTCTACATAGAAATCTGTATCCTTATTCCAGCTATAGGTATTCTCTACTTGGTTGTATAGTTTCTTCTGCCTGTCGATTCCAATGATAGTATTACCATCAGAGTCCACATGATTAGATACTAATTCACTAGATAGAATATCATCTGGTAGATTTATATCACCAGTAGTGGAGAGTCTAAACTTTTTAACATAGCGGTTATTAACTACGCCCCGTATCTGATGGTCTTGCGACACACGGTCAAGAATAAACTCAGCTAAGCCTGTGTCTACTCCTGAATTGTTTTCCAAATCCGATACTAGACTTTCACCGGCTGATAGTAACATTTGATTAACAGCCTCGAGTCGTGAGATACTTCCCATGATCACCTCCTTAATAAAAAAAGACCCCCTGCCCCGGAGAGGCAGAGGGTCCGTGTATATAACTATATTATAAAACTATAGTTATGCAGCTACACCATCACTGACATATTCAGCTTCAGTGTAGTTCAAGTGCGTAGCATTACGGAGATCTGTACGAGTATCTGATGAACTATCAGTACTGTCAAGACCCGTAAGAAGTGCACAACATTCTGGTCGTAGTACACCAGCTCCACCCATCATGGATGCAACTGTGAAGTGTGTATTACGTCGAATGTCCTGTACATGATCTACTTTCAAACCTTGCAATTTAATGCTTGCAACAGCGTCTGGAATCCAAATTACACCTTTAACTCGACCATCGCCAAAGTCTAAAGCATATTTCGAATCACCCATAGTTGCTGTGGTTTGATTCGTACGTAGTACGTGGTTGGATTTAATGATAGTACAACCCATGTAGTTCAAACTATCATTAATAGCACCAAAGCTTTGTCCAAGACCTGCACCTAGACCACCCATTTCGGCAGCACCTGCGAAGTATGGTCGTCGACCACCACCATCAAAGTCTGCGTCATCACGAGCAACACCGAGTGCACGAATATCCATGAAAGCCTTTGGTGACACGGCACACATAAGTCCACGGTCAGGAATATCATTCTCTTGAAGGTGAACGATAAACTTTTCAATGGATTCTAGAACAGCCAAAGCAGCTTCGTTCATTTCTACCTGAGTAGAAGTGATGCCATCTACGATTGATCCACCCAAGTGAAGCAATCGCCTTTCACCAGAAACTGGTGTACTCAAAGCACCACCGTCATAGAACAAAGACTCTAAACCAAAGTCACCACGGATTTCAGTATCACCATTAAGTTGGCTAGCAGTTGCTGCGCGAACCAATGTTGAAAAGATCTGCTTATCCTTAGTGTTAGCAAGAGTCATACCTGCTTGACGTGCTAGTTCCGAACGGTATTCCCACTGAGTAAGCATCATATCGATGTTATCAGTTTCGAAGTGAGCAGCCATAGGGCGTTTATCCAAGGTAATCTTGAATGTTGTTGCCTTACTTTCTGCACCACCCACTAGTTCTTCACCTGCTTCCCATGCGGGATTCAAGTCTACAGTACCAGTGACTGGGAATTCTGCTGTCGTACCACTAGCAATAGTTTTGCTAGTTACTAGAGGTTCGAACGAATTGTATTCATCGTAAGCGTGAATAACTTCACCCGACCAAATCGGGATCCACATTTTACCCTGGGCAGCTGCTGCTGATGTCCAGGAAGAGCCATTCCAATACGGGTTGGCTGAACTTGGCTGTCCAGTTAGATCTCCTCTATATGGGAGATGACTGGCTGCTAAATTACCGACTGCTGTCATAGTAATTTCTCCTTGTATTAAAATAATAAACTAATGACAGTTTCGTTACATAGTTCTAAATTATTCCTTAACGGAGTTCTATTCTATGGTGCTTCCTTCCAGTAGAGTCCCATGTCCTTTCGGGGGGATTCTCCACACGCTATCAGCTTACCTACTTAGACTGTCTGGCTAAGCGGGTAAATTATTAAAGTCTGTTTTAACCATGCGTCCTTCCACTGCCTGTCTGAAATTCCTATCCGTAGTAAATCTAGGATTATTTCGATCAGCGTAGAATTCACGCTTAGTTTGATAACCAACAGTACCATCATAAGCTACAGCGGATGGCTCTAGCCCTGGCGTTCTTGCTGGTTCGTTTGTTCGTTTAGATTCAGTGGATTGGTCATATGTATTTGCCAAACCTCTGAGTGTAATTTCATATGCAGGACCTGAAAGACCTACATTAATCTGTGCTTGCTCATCTTTTGATAGATTTTTAGCAGCCCAGTCAAAGATAGTATCTAATCTTTCCTTACTGCCTACTACCTTAGTAGCTTCTGAGTATGCTTCACGCATCTTAGCTTGCTGAGCACCAAGTAAATCATCCACCATCTTATCAGTAAAGCCATAGGACTTAATCTCATTACGAGACTCTGGTGTAAGATCTCCTTTGATAGCAATTTCCATACCCCATTTATCCCAGTCTTCTTGACTAAGAGATGTGGTAGGCTGTCCCTCAGGTGTGGGAGTCTCATCAACAGAAGGAATCCTAAGCTGTTCATCACCTGTCGGTTGTACAGGTTCAGGAGCTGGTGCTTCTTGTTGAGGAGCATAGTTAGGATTCTCTGCAGCGTTCTCTGCATATGTCCTTTTTAGATCTGCGATCTCCTGTTGCCCTTGCGTATATTTTTTCTGGGCTTCTTTGAGTGAATCAAACCACGCCCCAGCGTCCTTGAAGTTAGGCGGTATTTGATCTCCACTATTTTGGACGTATGTTTCGAATGCTGCACGTTCCCGTAGCGCGTTCGCATCTTCCGGCATCGCTGTTTGCGACGTTGCCATTTGAGCCATCTGCTCAGCCGTTGGATCTGCTGTCGGCACTGCCCCAGGAGTTGTACTATTCTCTGCACTAAATGTTGTTTCTTGTTGATAATCTAAATTTTGCTGTTCTGCCATTGTGTTTTCTCCTTAAGATTGTTCTGTTCCCCAGAGTCAAAAGAATTTGAAGAGGAGGGTCATCCCTCCAGAAATTGTTATTGCTAACCCTGCTGCCCAAGCAGCTGCTTTAGTTTGCAATATTGTAATATGTTTTTCCATTCTGCCTAACCGTTTATCCATCATATCTAGCCTGTGATTAGCTCGCTCAAGCTCATTAATTACTAGTCGTTTATATTCTGCCCAGCCGTTAGTACCTCCGTTGTGTGTTTCCCATGGATCTTGTGGTGACATGTTACTGCTCCTTTAAACCTACGATATCTGATGCCCCTGTACCACTATTTCGTATAATGGTAGGACTCTCATGAATAATTTGACCCACTTGAGGATACTTTATAATATAAGTACCTGCATCAGAAGGATCTGTACAAGTAATCATCTTAGCTCTTTGTGGATTAAAGTATCTATCTTGTAATCTTTGAACAAATGTAGCCCTATCACTAGCACTTAAACTTTTTTCCCAAAATATAAACTCTGCCATATCTCCTTGTAAAGATTGAACGTGGTCGCTTCCATTATGTATACAGCCGATCATAAAGTGATCATCATCATCATCATCTAAATCAGCAGCGTTAGTAACAGCAGAACTCATGTCGTCTACTCCGTTTCGGTATAGCATTATATCATCATTGTAACGCCTTACACCTAAAATAACCCAAGTATCTAAAGGCACTGCTGTATCTGATTTAGGATCTGTACCATCAAGAGAAAATTTAATCTTACCTGCATCGGCATGAGCACCGGATACTCTTAGCCATGACCAGTTATTGTTTCCCTTATCTCTAGCTGCTATATGTTGATATGCATTACCATTATCCTCAAACCGAACAACAGCCATCATTTCAAAGTCACTAGTACCTATATTGAAATCGGCATGGTCATCTATTTGCATAAAAGAAGTAGCAGCAGTAAAGTGAACATAGTTTACCATATTTGTTTCTGCAGTACCTGTTACTAAAGATATATCACCCATGCTATCAGGCTGTAAAGAACTTCTATCTCCATCAGCATGAGCCCAGGCAGTCATATTACCACTTAACGATGTCATCCCTACTCCACCTCTTAAGTGTATCTTAGGGGTATCCCATGAATCGTGATCATCAGTAAAGTTTCCACTACCTACATAATATGCATCCGGACGAGGATCGATTTCGTTCGAATCATGTGGTGTAATCGAATATGCTTGAGTAAACTTCTTAGACATATCTTTTGCCAGTATCTAATGCTACGATATCTGTAGCTGTTGTTTCATTGGCAGTACTGGCACTTGCCTTGATAAGTTTTGCAGATAAAGGATAAATAGTACCTGCAAGCATATTCTTGAACAATACAGCTGAAGAGTCACCACTAAGCTGCATATGTACATTACCTGCACCACCTATATAGATAGCATCTATTGCTGTACCGTTTATAGTATCTATAGATTGGTCAGTTGAATCATGAGCTGTGACCGCTGCAGCCTTAGTATATTTCGCCATTGTATCTCCCTTAAGTTACTGGATATGCAAATCCTAATTGACATTTAAAGCCGGAACCTAAGTTGAGACCAGCAGAATTAATTCCTATTCGGAAATAAGGTACAGTATAAGAGGTAAGATCTACCATATACACCTTAGTAACAGTACCAGAGTTTGGTTCGATATCACTAGACACTGTTATATAGTTTGTTCCTGTTCCATGATGTGCAGAAAAATTAGTACCATCAGCACTAACCTCCATGAACATATCAGCAGCAACATCAGAGGCGACTGCATTAATTACAAGATAGACTAATATCTTGTTACCGCTTAGCTTTGCTGTACTATCAATAGCAGGAGTAACTAATGTGTTTGTCGTATGACTACCATCAGACTGCCCAAGTGTTCGATATTTCCATTTACCATTAGACGTGGTAGTAGTAGTCCACGCTTTATTCAATACTTCATACGCACTGTGTGCCATAAACTACTCCTATTCTCCAGGCTTCGTAAGCCATTTCCTATATTTAGCAGGATCTACCCATTTATCTACAAAGGTATATCCCAATTTAAACGCATATCCATCAAGATTTACTCCACCTGAATTAAAACCAAATCGATATTGTGGAAATCTCATATCTTCTGTATTTACCCAGAGGACTTCAACAGTACCATCAGGTCTAGTTAAATCTAAGTCTGCAAGTACAGTAATTTTATGAGTAGTTGCAGAGTCTGTGTAACTAGACCAGTTTGTACCATCATGACTTACCTCTAGAAATACAGGTACTGTTCCTGGATCTGACGATAGTTTGGTTACAGTCTCGATAGTCCATAACATTCCTTTATTCTGTGAAATATCTACAGTAGTAGGGAGATCGAAGACAGGTATAGCACTAGAACCTAAATCACTTGATCCAAATGTATTTGTGTCTGTAATCGTAACATAAGTAAAGTCATCTGATTCACCAGTATCAGGTCCGCCACCACCTTCAGAACTACCATCAGGAGTAATTGAGAATCCACCACCACTGATACCGCCTTTACCGCTAGTAACAACTCCTGTTTTAAGTACTTGTGTATATGTCATTACATACCTCCCATCATCTGTGCTATCTCAGGAGGTAAAGCATCAGCTTCTTGAGGGACTGGACTACCAGCCTCTACATTCTCCAGAAGTTCTTGAACACCTTGACCACCTGCTTGTTGTAATTCTTGTGCAGTTGCCTGTTGAATTAACTCAGCATTGCCTTGTTGTTGCATCATCTGTTGCTGCATAGCCATCTCTTCCTGCTGTTGTATCATCTGTTCTTGTTTAAGTGCCTCAGCTGATTTGATCCAGTTGTCTGGATTAAACCCAAGTGATGAAATTAGAGCCCGACCATAGGATTCCCACTTAAAGTTAGCAACCGCTGGCTCAGGTAAGTTACGTACCATCTCACCCATCTGCATGAGTTTAGTAAGATCAGCATCTCTTGATAGAGCTTGTAGACCTGTAACGATTTCAACAGTGAGTTCTCCATCTTCTGTAAACTCAGCTTCCATACGAGGATCTATTTCACGATCATCTAACATCATGTAGATAGCACGTGAAACAATAGGTTTCATTAAACTTCGAGCAATAGATGAGAATGCCCCACCTAATACGTTCTCTAGTTCTTGTCCAATAGCCCGAACAGCTGTAGCTGTAACACGCTCACCTTCAGGGATACTAGCGGAGTTAAGTAAGAACGCTTGTCCTATCTCTCGACGCATAGATTCTACACCTGCTTGTGTAGCCTGTAGCTGTGGTGTCATAGTAGCAGCTGGTGATATAGTAAACACATCTTGCTGTCTTGCAGGAACAAACGCACCCTTGTGAGCATCATGAATGTCATCTATTTCTGTGATACCCGCAGGATCAATGCCCACCCAGAAGGATGTAGCTGCTGCAGTACCATAGATTAAACCTTCAGTAAAGGCTTCAAGTGATTTGATATCACCAATTAAATCTTCACAGTGTGATCGACCATAGTTTTCTCCAGCCACTCCTGCCCATCTAAGACAGACGTAAGGACTAACAGACCACTCACCTTCATCTACAAGATTACCGTCATTATCTTCTTTACGACATTTCCAGACACCAGACTCTTCGTCTTTCCAACAACGGCAGTAAATAGTTTCATATCCTGTGCGATTATACTCCGTACTATCGTGATATAGATGATCAGCTAAGTCACCATTATTATTATTAGCTACAAAATCTAAATGAATAATCTCTTTAGGTTCTCCATTTACATCACGTCGGACTACAAACTGGTCAAGACGAATTAATCTATAGGAGTAATCATCTTCCATAATAAGTAACACATCACCAACAACAATTAGATGTTGAAGTACTTGATATAAAGTTTCCCTAAGATTCTTGGATGATAGTTTATTGTATACTTGATAGCTTAATGACTCTAAGTAAACACGAATCTCATCATCAGGATCAAGTCCTGTGTTCAATTCAAACTTAAAGAAAGGCATATCATTAAGAGGAAGCAATGCACTAAGCATTCGACTAGCCATAGCTGTAACACCACGGGCAGTAACAGAACTAAAAGGTTGAGGTAATGATGATTCTTCTGTCCATCCACTAGGAGGTAACAAACTTGGTACCGAAAGTGAAGCACAATATCTTGCACGTTCTAGTTTAGATGTACGCTTAGAATCAAGCTTCTCGTATCTTTCTCTTATTGTATTCTCTTTCATTCAGGACGTTCTCCACCTAGTGCACCATAGAATCCTGTAATAATCTGATCATAATCCTGATCACTTTCTACAGCTTGAGCTAAAGCTTCACCTTGAGCTTCGTCTTCCATACGTTGTTGAGCTAGTTTTAATTCTTCTTCTTGTCTCTGTAATGCTAACACATTTCCTCGCTCCATCTCAGCTTGTCTTTCTTGCATAGCTATCATACGTTCTTGATGTGCAGCACTAAGTTCCGCATTTCGTGCATCCTGCTCACGCATCATACGCATCATAGCCTCGGAGTTATCCGGAACTACCGTTGAACCTCCACCAAAGAATCTAGCCGACCGAGGAAATCCTTCTTCAGGATTAGTAAAATCATTTACTCTCAATGGTCTTATCATAGTTATCTCCTTTAGATATTAAAAAAGAATCCAACATTGGAAACTTTTGATGATCGTTTTCTTCTACTGCGTGTTGTATATTTTGGTGCAGTATATTCTTTTGGATTATCGGTATCTACCTGCTCACCACGAGCAGTAATTGCCCCTTGTTCAGGCGCAGCTATAGTCATATCATGTGACCGCTTAAGTCGTATCTCTTGTACACGCTGCTTACCTAACTCTATCTCATGTTGACGGATCAATTCTTCTTCTTCAGCCTTTTGTCTAGCAACAAGTTCTCTCTCTAAACGTTTGTTTCTATTTTTTTCCCATCTAGTAAGTGCATTTGCAAGATTAGCCTTGTGATGAGAGTAACTTCCAGCTGTGCGTCCTTTTATCCTACGGCTCCTTTGTATCGCTTTCGCCTGACGATTTCTATAAGCAGTCCAGCTTTCGTCATCACGTTTAGGACCAGCGTACATACCAAACGTTTCGTAAACTCTTAGTCCTTCTTCTGTTGGAAGATTAGTCATTCTACCCCTTTCGTCACGTTGTAGCTTATACATACCTGACCCTAGAGTTTCAGCATAGAAGTATCTCTGGGCTAGATCCTTATAAGCCTTACGCTCTTGTGCAGTAAAATCCCCTTTAGGATCTAACTTGCCTACACCACTTATTATATCTTTATCTGCCCACCATTCGTCTTTTTTATATTTACCAGTTAAAGAACGAGCTCTAGTTCCATATTCTGTATAGTGACTAAACTTTTTATAATCAGACCAATGAAGAGCGTATGATTTTTTACCAAACTCATCAGCTTCATCGGATAGATAACCACTTTGCCAAAACTCTTCGAGTCCTGTTGCAGGATTGATCTTACCTGTACCAACAGTTAGCTCCGAAAGATCAGGCTTATTCATAATACTCCTAATCTGTGACTGTAACCTAGCTGCTACTTCACGAGGAAGAACTACCTCACCTTCAGTAAGGTGAGCTAACTTAGTATCCCCATTCCTACCTTGTTGAGCTTGTTGAGCATATTGAGGTAGGGATAAACCTGTAAAATTATTTTCATTCCACGGACTAAAATTCGGATTAGGATCATTTGGATTGTGATACCAAGGATTATACTGTGGAGTAGGAGGGTTAAATGGATCGGGATTCACATGAGGATCAAGCCAGCCTGGGTTATGTGGAAACGGTCGTGTTCCAAATGGTTTAACTTCACGAGGTTTCTCTGTTGGCTCAGGAAAGAAATCTAACTCTGGGTTTGGATTAAATTCAAATGGAGGCATTGGCTTAGGTGGCGGTGGAGGACTCCAGTCTGGATCAGTCAGCCAAGGGGCAGGTAAAAAGTTTGGATCATCGTCATAAAAATCACCTGGCTTAATTTCATGGGTCATTTATTGCTCCTGATCCTTTAAAATTTTTTCTAACCTCTTAATAACATCTCGCTGTCCTGCCCTATAAGCAGACTCAGCTAGGAATGATTCAGGAGTCATCGTCTGATTTTCTTGATACTCTTTTGCCGGTAGCTTTTTTCTTAGATGTGCTACTAGGTTTGGATCCAGATACTGAAACTTCATTAGCGTTCTCCAATTTTTCTACTCTACGGATAAGATCTTTTAAAACAATAACTGAGTGAGCATGTGTCAGTTTACCGCCAATTTTAATTCGATTATATAAATTTTCTAACATATTAATTCTCCAATATATCTACTACTTCGCATGCACCCCCGTGACACGCTAATGAATGCGAACTTGATGATGTATCTTCAAGTTCATATAGGGATAACCCACTCCAATCAACATGACTAGGCATAGACTCAACCATATCTGAGTATGTATCTTCGTCTATCGCCTCAAAGGGGGCTTGTTCATACACATGATCATCTTTCGGTAAGAAAGATATACCTGAAATCATATCCCAATTATCATGAACCCATTGTCCAATAGATAAGATTGATTCATCTGTGTAATTAACTGTAACTGATGGCTTATGTTCACACCATTCTTGTTGGTATAGTAGCCATAAATCTAAGTGTTTAATAGGTGAGTAGTTCTCATAAGTTAATGCACCATCAGGTGACTTAAGAGGGAATGAGAATATCTCTGTGGTATCGGGTCTCATAGTGCAGGGTTCATGTGGGAATCCTTGAGCAATCATAAACTCACACATGGGATTCTTATTATCAATCCTTACCCTACGCATATAGTATGGTGAGAATCGAGGATGAATACCTGACGATGTACCAGCAACACAAGATGTAGTACCGCTAGGTTTACAACAAGTAGTTGCTAACGATGGATTGATACCTAGTATCTCTGCCCATTTAGTATTTGTATCCTTAACTTCCTGCTTTAGAGTACGAAGACCTTCTCTTAACTCATCACTGCAGGTAGACATCTCCACATTATCATATATACCTGTGAATGATACACCAAGTAGGCGTTCTTCTTCACAGTTATTCTTCCATTCATGATCTAGATAAGCAAACTTAGTACAAGCGGATTGAAGTGTACCTAAGATTGCAGCCATTCTAACCTTATGCCTTAGCGTAGCTATAGTATCATAGTTTCTTACAACTACTTCTGTTAAATTACAGAATTGCTTAGGTCTAAGTATGATCTCACTGCATGGGTTAGTACCAAACTCAGCCGGTGCACGTCCTGACTTAGCAGCCAGCGTACTCATAGCCTCTCTGTTACATATACCACGCTCACCAGAGTGAGAGTTGTACATATTAGCCCATTCTTCCATAAACCTGCTCATACCTGGGAAGGTATTATATACAGCAGAGTTATTTGATAAGGATCTTTGTGATGAATTCTCCCACCAAGGACCAGACTTAGCCATAGCCATATCACGGTCATCTAAATCTGATAGAGATATCAATGCAGATCGTCTTACACCACCTACAATAACAATCTCACCAATCATACAGATAATATCATGGACATTCAGGGAGGTAAGCTTACGTCCTTCAGCATTTCTGAAGATGTTTACAATAAATTTAAACAAACGTTCTAGCGGTTCTGGACCTGAAGCCCTCCCCCCGAATGTCTTGAGTCGCTCACCTTTGGGTCTAACTAAAGACATATCCCATGTAGGGTGTACCCCTCTGTATAGATTGTCCATCAGATCTTTGAGCGAATCAGCCCACCCTTTCCTAGAGTCTTGGACTGTGATTACAGTATCCTCGTCTCTAGTCAAGGGTGGAACTAAAGGTAATTGTTCTATCTCTGATCTTTCACAAGAGAACCCCACTCCTGTACCACAGCACAAGATGTAAAGTACTTCTGCAAAAGAACTTACAGTGTTTATAGCAAGGTAAGAGCAGTTGTACATACATGTATCATCAACATCTGCAGCTGGTCCAGCTGTCATTAATGCCCTCATAGAAGGGAATACTTCTCTATCATATGTAGCTTTACGTAGCTCTGAGACAACATCTTCATGTTCTTCAAGCACGGGATGTCGTTTAATCATGTAATCGTAGTAACGATCTACACATTCTTGCCAAGTTTCTCGTCGTTTTTTATCCTCAATCCACCTGCAATAGTTTTTGGTGGTAATGAATTCCTGAAATTGATCCATTAAATCTCCTTGTCTTCGTTATACCCAACTTTGGGTTCCCATAGTGTAACTTCTTTAGTATCAAAGTCATACTCACCATCTCTTAAGATACGTACACATCTAGCCATTGCCAAAGCAAAGTCATTTACTTCCATATCTAATTCAGCTGGTCTCTTCTCTTCATAGTATTGATTAAAGATAGATTCAATGATGTCTTCATCATTTTCTATCACATTATTTAAAAACTTTACAGCTTTCTTAGGACCTACTCGCCATAAACCAGGGATCCCATCAGTACTATCACCCTGCATCCACTGTTGATAGAAGAAAAAGTCTGCTGCTTCTTCAGAAACAAGGACAGGTTCCTTTTCTTTATCAGGATTCCAATGGTATCCAGGTATAGTACGTAAATCTTTATCTATTGTAACACCAGTTGCGTCACCTCTAGAAATATAAATACCCATAAGGTCATCAGCTTCTAGCCTAGGTTCTTCTATGCTATCGAATAGTTCCGATAACACCTCTTTACAGTATCCTAAAGAATCAGGAGATGCTACTGCATTTCTGTGTTCTTTATATGCAGACCAGAAATCCTTACGATAGTTATTCTTTCTCTTGCAAGATAAAGCAATCAGTGTTTCATCACAACCTTCCGGCATCCAGTTCTCAACATCCTGAGTTAGACGAGAAGGTAATTCTTCTATACCTTCTACGTCAGCCCAGAAGGCAGCACGATAAGCTAAGATATCACCATCAAGTATAGCTAATTTAGGAAAACAAGTCATTATCATCCTCCTCTTCTTCTTCTTTCTCTTTCTCTGGATCAGATAAGAAGAGTAAATCAATTAGGTTTTCTATAATATCCTCTAGTTTTGGAACATCTAAACTGCCTTCACACTTACCGCAGGTACATATATCCTTTTCATCACAGTAAGTTTCAGCTGTTAAGCCACACCAAGCGGGTGTTAACTCCTTAGCAACATCTCTTAAACCTTCGATACCGTCTTCATTGAATATAATATTAGTGAAGGTTCTTACTATATGTCCGCCTTGTCCTGAATCTACACAACGTGCTAGCTCCTCAGACTCATGGTTTCTAAACTCATCATCCAGATCTAAATCTTCTCGATCCTTAGCTGATATGAATACAGTAGCTGCATTGTATACTTTACCATAGGCTAACTCATTTAAATAACGAGCATCATCTACAATAACTACACGCTCCCAGAACTTAACATCTTCTTCTACAGCTTTGTTCTCCGTATCCTCTATCTCCTTGATATAAGTATCGAATTGCTTGACCCAGTAATCAGGATCTTCCTCTCTTCTAGCAGCTCCGATCTCTTGACAATACTCTCTATACTTTTTGGGATTAACTTCTTTACCGTACCCCATACGCTTAGCCTCTTCCTTAAGAGGAGAAGCAAACGATAAAAGTACAGGTGTTAAACCTTTCTTGAAAGCTTCTTCTGCAATAAAACCAGCTAGTGTAGACTTACCTACACCTGCTTGACCAGCTATTAGAATCATCTGCATTTTTTTAACTCCTTATATAATTGTGCTGGGTAGAATATCTTACGCTCTAATAAACCAAGGTTTACTAATGCTTCAGATACAAAAACACAACACCCATTAGGCATATCTATACCTAAATGCTTACCGATTAAATGATAGAAAAGTAGACTGCGTCCTGTTAGTTTATAGCTATCAGGGACAGAGGGAAGAGTCTTGTCTACAATACCCAACTTAATGGAATCGACAGGAGGACAGCATAGTTTAGAAAATACTTCTGGTTTTATAATCCTCAAACCCTTGTGCTTTTCTATACATGTATACTCTATAGACTCTTTGCCGTTATCTACTTGTAGTCCCACGTGTGTGATAGAAGAATTAGAAAACAATCCTATCAGTTTATTACGCCAGTCTAATGATCTTGTATCATAAAAATTAACCGTGTAACTTAATGACATTCAGACCAATCCTTTCCTATCCTATAGTCCCCGTCCAATGGCATGATACAGAAGAGTCTCTCACCAGCTTCCTTGATAGCCTCACAACCTAGCTTGCCTAAGTTATCAGCTATACTTGGACAGCACTCGAACTGCCACTCATCATGTACTGTAGCCATTAAAGCGTATTTACCTTTATACTTAGCGAGTTTATTCATAAGTATACATAATGCTAGCTTCATGACAATAGCACCATCACCTTGTAATTGTACATTAAGACCTACATGTTGTGATCTACAGGGTACCTCTCTACCATCCAGTAGAGTGATAGTCTTCTTATCAGCTACCTGATATGCACAGTTATCCATCACCATTTTAATAGCAGGTATGTTATCAAAGAATTTATTCTTTAGTTTACCACCAGCATAGGCATTCTTACCTACAATCTCTCCGATCTTCTGGTTACCAGCACCATAGATTAAACCATAGAAGAATGTCTTAGCCTGGTCTCGTGTCGTCAATCCAGCAGCCTTACGATTTGCTTCATGAATATCATCATGTAGAATAATCTTACCATAGTCTAAGTTATCATGCGGTGCCATTCTATTAGCTAGCATACGTGCTTCTAAACCAGAGGCATCAATACCAACTTGAACCCAGCCATCCTTAGGTTTAAACAAAGCTCTTGCTCTCTTATCACCCGATACCTGTTGCATGTTAGGTTGACTAGCAGTCATACGACCTGTCACTGTACCCTGTACATTCACATTGCCGTGTATCCTACCATCTCTTGAAGCTGATGCTCGTTTAATCCAGTCAGCTACCTGACCTTCGAGTTTCATAACATCAAAAGCTCTAACCAATTCCTTAGCTTCGGGATAAGATAGCTTCTTAAGAACAGCAGCGTCTACCTTTGGGTTACCTTTTTCTGTTAGGGGTGGGTTCCAACCATACTTCTTAGATAATCTATCTGCTATCTGTTGGCGTGAGCCTGGATTAAATACAGTTACCTTATCTTTCAAGCGCTTACCAGTCTTGTCAGACCATCTCTCTTCTATGATAGGTGGGAATATCTTACGCATCTCATCATCTATCCTAGCTTTCTCTGCAAGCAATTCCATTTGAAGCTTCTCCGCAGCATCTAGATCAAAGCCATAGCCATTGTCAATCTGCTTTGCTATAATCCTAGTAGTAATATGCTCTAGGTCTACATTCTTTTGATACTTCTTAATGAAATCTTTTTGTGCGTTGAAGATACCAAGATTAACTTTAACATCTTGAAGACAGTATTCTAACATCTCTTCACAAAAGTAATCAAAGTTATCATACTGTATCTTTTCTTCACCCAAATGTTTACCCCAATTCTTTAGTGAGTTACCACCAAGGGGATGGTTGTGTGGGTCTGGATACATAAGCCTCGATACAATTAAAGTATCTAATGCTTTAGTATTTATAACACCATATAATCTTTCAAGGAAAGGGATGTCAAACATAAGTATGTTATGACCGATAATTAAATCAGCTTTACGTAGTGCTTCCACTCCGTATTCAACATGTGATCCAACATACTTAGTCTCTTCACCAGAGTCAACGTCTATCGTACATAGACAGTAGACTTTAGTCCCTTCGGGGACTGCATTACCCTTACCGTTGATAGTTATTTCATTAAGACCATCGGTCTCAATATCAAATACTAATCGTTTCATACATCCACGTTCTCCTCTGCATCTAAAAGTTTCTGTTTATTAGGGGATAGCTTTAGAAATTCAGTAACTGTTTCAATAGTAGACTTTGTTTTGTATAACATATCTTCATAAGCAACCTTAATATAAGGTATGTTATGATGTTCTAGATACTCATAGGTTTGTCTATAAGTTCTTCTACGAACCTTTGAGATATCTGCATCAGTCATTTTCTCTACATGTTCTATCACCATCTTTCGTACTGGTGAATCACACTCACTCTTGTACTCAATTTCAAGATTCAACAATCTTCTTGTGCTCTTATCCTGTTCTTCGATATCTCTACGCACACATACAATAGCACCTGTTACATTACTAGGTGTCTTAATCTTGGGTAGTGCTGTTCCGAATAGCTTAACCGCTTTACCTTTATAAAAATCACCGAACCCTGTCATTAAATTATAAAAGGGCATATCATAGTAACCCTTTGGATTTCCTTCTTTGACCGGGAAGTCAGGATGATGAGCCTCTCCAGCTAAAGGTATACCCAATAGCTGAAGAGTCTGCATCATTAGACTAGAACCAGATCTACATGCTCCTGTTACCACTATCATACTGGATCAAACATTAACTGACCTTCAGCATCCTGAGCCCAGTTAAGTTCCTCTAATCTACCAGTCTTATGATTGTAGAATAAGCACGTAGCAACCCCAGCCTTACCAGTTAGTCTATTCTTTAGAACACGTATGACTGTAGTGTTAGCTATCTTGTCATCAGGATTCTGTCTGTCACGTTCAAGACCAATGACTGTATTAGGCACAGAAGATAGTGAACCAGAACCACGCAAGTCTTGTAGCGTGATGCGATCCCCTTCTTCGTATGCTTTATTAGTCTTCTTGAGTTGTGAGATTACGTCTATCCTTACTCCAGTTCTACTGACTAAACCTCGTAGTTCTTTCATTATGCTATCAATAAGCAATCGTTCATTAGAGTTATCATAGTCAGAGTCACCAGACATTAGCCCAGTAGCTGCAGCTGTGATATGATCTAACACGATTACTTCTACACCTAGGGATACAGCCATGTATTCAATACGAGAACACAAGTTCTTTAAGCCGTTGTTTCCTAGATGGTCATAGATATATAAGCTAGTGTCGTTAAGCTTTTCCCTAGCCTCAGCATATTCATCATCGGTTAAGTCATCGATTACTTGTATATCAATAGGATCTTGTCCCAATGAATCACGTAGATTATTCATCATTCTTGATGCACGGATAACCCGTACAGGTTTATTGATCATGAGAGATATCATATCATCCATAGTTTCTTGTGGAGATTCTTCTAACATGATAGCACCTACAGATCTACCTTCAACTAGGTGGTGATGAATTAACTCACGAACAATAGTAGTCTTACCTGAGCCTGTACCTGATGCCCATAGTGTAATCTCTCCTGACCTTTGTCCTACCAAGTATTCGGTAAGAGAATCAAAGGGGAAGGGGAACACCTTAGTCTGTGATAAGTCAGGTGACTCACATACATTAGAGATGTGTAAGATTTCATCGGGACTAAATCGTTGTGCTTCCCACACAGCATTGATTACTGCTTGGGAATCATTATTCATTAGACATTCGTTTGCATCCTTATGGGGTAAGGTTGCGATCTTACACTTACCTGGTGGTAAGATCTCAGCTACTGCTTGAGCTGCACTCTTGCCAGGTTCATCGTTATCGAACATCAATACAATCTCTTCATACCCACTTACAAACTCTAGGTTATCTTTGATTGCTTTGACAGCTCCAGCTGCACCGTTAGGTAAACTAACTACAGCCCATTTTAAATTAAATAATTGAGCAACAGTCATACAATCATACTCACCTTCTGTGATTACTAATCGTTTGCCGTTACCACTCTTCCATAAGTGTTGACCCCAAAGAGATATGTTAGAAGTATCACCCAACCATCTAAAGGTTTTGTTAGGACCCCTAAGATGTTGTGCTACTATGCGTCCGTTGTTGTGAAAGGATGCAATCTCTGCTTTCTTATCACCTTGTTTAACACATTCGTATCCGTACATACGCATAGTCTTCTCATTAATACCTCGGTTGGAAACAATCGTACCCTTATAGAACTTTACATCTGATGTGTCTGTTACCACTGGCACTACAACTTCTCCTTTACCGCTTTCTCTATACTCACAAGCATAACAATACTTGTGACCGTCATCATAGACGGCTAAGTTATCACGAGAGTTGTCCTGCCCACGACTAGCACAGGCAGGACATTGCTCTCTTTCAATTACCTTTGACATTTACTTTAGTTTCCTTTATTACATTCACCACGCATGAATGAGCAACGCTTGCACATCCAACACCACATCGGTTTACCCAAGAGGGCACCCGTCATGAATACCGTGGTTGAATAGAATATTGTTCCTAGTATATCGTTAATCCAATACATTAAAACATCTCCTTTAATTTGATATCGTCATCATTGACAATCTTCCATACAATTTTACCTGCCCAAGCTAGGGATATAGCAGCAGTTGCTATAACTACAGGTAGGAATATCCAACTAGCATACCTTGCTAATGCATAGTTGATTACGATAAAAATAATTCCACCAATGACTGGCTTCCATCCCATTCTTCCGCCCGTTATTACTAGTAAAGCCATACCACTAAGTGTACAGATTCCACCAAGCCATCCAAGCATCGGACTACATGTACTAACAGGACTACTAATAGCCTCGGTAGTCATAGCCGATGGTGACATAGGTGACTCGTACCACTTAGGTGTACTAGCACAACCTAGTAATAAGAAACTAAAGAATAGGTATGTTAACATCTTCTTCATGTGTATCTCCTAAATTCTTTATTGTTATGATCACAGACCTAGGTATACAATTAATATCTCCTAACTGTTGATCATCACCCATTGAACTAGCAACCGTAAGAGACTCTGCTCTCTCGTCTACTATCCATCCAACGGTTGTTATGACTGCAGGTCGTAGTTTAATAACATCATCTTTAAACAACCACGTCTCTTCGGGTCTTATGATATCCTTCCAAACTATCTCTACTAACTGCATCAATCGCCATCTCCATCATCTATAATAGTCATTCCATCATCATAGTCTATTACGATTTCCATTCACTAACTCCTAATATAAAATAGCCATCCTCATCAGGCTGTGCCCATTGCTTAGTTGCATATACTTGGCGTATCTGAGTGTCATCTTCCCAAAGTATACCGTTCATGCTATCAAATATTGCTTTGAGATAGTTATCTATGTCCGCCCTCGGAGCACCAAGCTTAGTAGTCTTCGGTCTTTTAACATACAACTCTACGTCTACACTTAGTGGATATGTTATCGGTTCGAATTCTCCCAACACTTCGGGAACTAACTCTCGCATAACCTTACGATATTCTTTATAAGCACCAGTGAAGTAAGCCCCGTGCTTTGACACACGGGGTCTACTTGCTGCCACTGGGCTGATAGGAAACCTCCACTCCATTAGAATGGAAGATCCTCGACTTCAGTTGCCTCAGTATTACTGCTCTCTGGGGTAGGTGCAGTGTACTCAGAACCATCGAAGCCATCAGTTGGTGCGAAACCACCAGTGTCTGATGCGTTCTTCTCAATGATCTGACATCCATTAAGATAAATACTTAATGAGTTGTCTCGATCAAGAACCATGGGGTTTAATCGAAGGCGAACTTTATCTCCACCGAATGGTGTTGCTTCAGTCTTTTCAGCTTTGGCATCACGACAGGGGAATGTTTGTTCACCTTTCTTGACAAATGTCTTTGTCTTTACTTTGAGTAAGGTATCACCATCATCATCAGTACGCATACCATTGATCTTCTTGGCACCAGATTCTTTCATAAGGTTATCTAGTACTGCTTGAAGCTCATCGTCCACAATTACTGTGACGTTATGGTTTGCTGAGTCTGCTCCGAACTTATCATCCGGTCGATGTAGGTGTCCCCACTTTACGTTAAGTGTGTCAGTTACAAATGCTTTCATTTAATTTCTCCTTTTGTTTTCTGACCTGTTGTTAATATCTACGTATTATACCATAGATATAAATTAAAGCAACTCTAAAATTGGAATTCCATCAATAATTATTCCCGCTGATATCACGGACTTATTGAGATGAGCCTTGGAATAGTTCATAGCTTTATGATTCATGTCTACTCCACACCCCACATTCATTCCAAAGATTCTTTTCGTTACTGTTTGTTGTATCTTTACTCCAGCTACACTATGGACATGACCCATTACTACTGAGTGTCCTAGTTTCTGTGCAGCAGTGAACGCAGGTTGTTGACCACTAAGACCAGTACCATGAATATACTGAACACCATCAATATAGAAATCATAATCCCAGTCCCAACCAGGAGTATCATACAGTTCTTTATAGTCTGTAAGATAGACCGAGGGTATTCCTGCAGTTGCTGATAATCTGTGTACTCTTTCATCGTGATTTCCTATACATACATATGCTTCAGGGAATGCTTTCTTCCAAGCTTTCAATCCCTTGACTACGGCTTCATGCTCATCTATAGCACTAGGTAGTTCAGGATTCTTTTGATGATAAGAGATAGCATGCATGTCTACAATATCACCAATAAATACTGTCGTGTCTGTCTTATACTTTCTCTTTAACTTCTTAATAAATCCTAGATAATCTTCGTGTGTTGCAGGTAGGTGTATATCACCTATGCATAATACTCTAGCCATTACTGTTTCTCCGTTTACTGTGATCAGTCTTCCATTGCTGAGCAATAGAAGGTAGATCCTTGCGTACTCTAGTTCCTGGGATAGGCTTGCCTTTCTTATCATACTCTTCATAGTATGCTTCAATAGGTTCATGTAAGTCTATCTCACCGTTCATGTGCATAATCTGCAGTTCATTAAGACCTTTATCTAATCTGTAATCATAGTATTTACCGTTAGGTGTTACCATTAAAGGCTCCTTTCTTCCGGGGGTATGTTTAAAATAAGATGTAACCCGCAATCTTTACGGATCTTTTCTTTTGTAAAGTTCTTCATTAAGTTTTCCATGAATAATCTAGCAAAGTCTGACGAAGGAAAAGATATATCTATAGTAGAATTACTATTCATTCGTGCTATCTCTGTTACATATTCAACTTGAACTTCCATGTCATGTTCATTACTAATTATTAAATGACTCATGAGAAAAAGAATAAAGAAATAAGTACGTCGTTAATATCCAGATCACCAGTCTCTGGAACTTCTGGCAATTCTGTACCAGTTAATGTTTTAATGTCTGCTCTAAAATTTTCTAGCAAATTTTTGGAATGCATTTTACAAAACTCCTCACGTATATGTTTATTAAGCTTACCTATTAATGGAGCATGACAACCAAATGAATCATGTATCATTGACATATCCTTAAACCCATCAAGAATAAATGCAAAGATAGTAAGAAACATATGTGCAGCATCCAACGAATGTATATAGTTAGGGGAGATAGCTTGCTTAACAGCCCTCTCATCTACGTCCTTAGTTCTAAAGAAGAATTGCAACTCTTTATTATTAAATAGTTTTGCTAATGATCTTCTTGAACCTGTCTTATTATATACATGTACAACCTTAAAGCCTGATGGTGTCCACCAAGTAAGTTGTTTATTATTATCACAAGCAATACTAGCTAACTCTTTTAAGTAAGCCTTGCCTGTGTTAGGCGATTCAAGTGATGTGTTAAGTCCTGCTTGTATCGCACGTGCTAACTCAACAACAGCACCTCCTCGCTTTTCTTTAGGGATCCAGTCAACATGACCTTCTGTCCTAGTATATTTTTGTATACCATAGAATGTCAAGCCATATGAATCACACATGGTAGATCGTTTAGTTACCGAACGATCTATTCCATCATCCCAATGATCCATAAACTGTTCATAGTATTCATTCTCATCAAGATGAAACTTACAATACTCTGTAGTTTTATCAGCTACATACTGATAAAGATCTTGTGGTTCGTCTGATGGTAATACATTAGTTAATGTACCAATAATCTCATCTCTCATAAGTGCAGCCCAATGTTGTGAGCCATTACACTTACCATCCACATGCACAGGTACTTGTGTTAATCCATCTGTTCTAAACATATCAAAGATAACAGCTAATCGTTGAAAAGATTTATTCTTTTTAACAGCAGAGTCAACCCAGAAATGTTCAGAGTAAGGATCGTTATTAATACTTTCAAAGATGTCCCAATGTTTATCTACCCATTCAATTCTGTCATCGAATGGTAGCTTATCCATACCAAATAGATTGGCTAGGTATATCTTCTGCCAGTATAGTCCTTCTTCAGTTTGCTCCATTGAATTAGCAAACATAATAAGACCACGGTCTATATCAGAACTTTGTGGTGATAGTAACTCACATACAGAATAAGCTCTACCTCTAAAGTCTAAAGTGTAGGGCATATAAAAGAAGCCCCACCTCTTAATACGCTCTATTAGTTTGAGTCGTACAAACATCCTACCTCTAGCCTGTTCTTCTTTGTACCAATTACCCCAAGTTTCCTCACGGTGTTGGCACCATACAGCTTGCTCTTGTTTAGTACCATCAGTTGGATACTCATCATTAAACATAAACTCTTCAAAGTTACAGCAAGGTAGGTTAGCTATACCTGTATTGTTCTCAAATAGATTCTTCATAACTTCATGAACTCTATCATTAATAGTCCATTCAGTTTTTTGTAAAGCATTGACACCATCAAGTACTAACTGTGATGGTTCAGATGATTTCTGTTCTAGTTTTTCATCTTCATATAGATTAGATCTATACTTCTGCACAACAGGCTTTCTTATATGAGGAGTTAAGTGACCACCTGATGCTGATAATGTATGATCAATAGGCGGTACTACCATAGGTCTATATAATAATGTAGACATTTCTAATAAGTAGTGTTGCTCGTGTAGATCTTTTAATATCTCAGGTGCCAACTCTATGTATAAGTAATTTCTATAGCCACGCTTTGTCTTTCGTCTATGCCTCTGTGAAACTATAACATTACTTTCTTCTGCTATCCTAATCATGTGATGACCAAAGTCTTGTCTTTGCTTTAGTGTCATCTTAGGAATAGCATCCATTTTCTTAGCGAAAGCAATACATCTCTTAGGAGTCCAGTTCTTTATGAACTTAGATTGCATTCGCCAGTCTTCTTTATACTCTTCTTTTGCATTTTGAAACCCCACAATATTAATAACCTCTTGCGATATTAAGTTAGATAATATCTGGGCAGTAGGTGGGCTGTGTTGTTCAGCAAATTTATAACCGAATATATTAGGTGTTAACCATACCTTAAGTAAACATCTTATAGTTAGGTCAGCCATCTTCCTTGCACCTACAGCTACTAGTGGATGTACCCACTGCGGTGTCTTAGGATTAGCACATACTTTATCTATCCACTCTTGATAACAAGGTGATAGTGTATCAACAACAGCATCTAGTAGTTGTTGTTCAGGTATGCCTTCATCAGGAGCACGTCCATAATCTTTCCAGTATCTAGAACAAGAAGTCATTAGCATATCTTCTTCAAGAACACGTTGCCATGAATCTCTTTCGTTCTGTTGACTCTTGGTTAAATTATTCCATTGAGTTGTCATCTAGTTCAGCCATCCTTTTTGCATGTTCTTCTTTAGTAATTTTTCCAAAGGCTAAATCATAATTCAAATCATACCTTTCTTTATCTACAGCACGATACTGATCGCCTTTACCAGCACCACTACCACCTTGAGGTGTGTCCTTGTAAAGCTTAGGTACATATTTTTTCTTACCTTCTCGGATAGCTCGTTGATCTTCTTTCATTCTACGCCAGTTCTTTTCGGTGTCCCAAGTACCTAACTTATGATCATCAGACATAACATCTCCTATAATTATCGGGGGGACTAACGCTTACATCAACTCTGTGTCGAGTTCTTGAGGGCTCTGGTAGGCACCACATCGTAGTCCCCCCTATTATAATTGTAGGGAACAGAACCTGAAGTTTAGAGGTCTGATTATATCAAGTCTTACGGTACCATACTTCTACTTGAAAACCCTATTATAATTGTCGGGGTGGGTTAGCTGTTTATAGTTATTTAACTGCTAGCTCCAGCTGCCCACCCCATTAGATTG